GCATCAACAGGTGGAGTGAAGATTGGTTCAACTTATGACGAGGCTCGGACCAGAAAAGTAAATGCTGAAGCTGAGATCGCAGAGCTAGAGCTGGCGCGGGTTCACGGGACGTTAGTGATTGCGGCTGATGTCGTGCAGGCGTGGGAGGAGGTTCTTGGGGCGCTGAAAGGTAAGCTATTATCTATTCCGACAAAGGCGGCTCCTGTTGTATCTTCCGAAGCTGAGGCTGCTAAATGTCAGAACATACTTGAAGACTTAATGAATGAAGCGCTAGAGGAACTCAGTAATTATGAGCCAAGCATTGATCCATCATCAACCAGCGGACTTGGTGAGTCATCTGAAGAAAGCGATTCAGGGTCTAAAGCCACCACCAAGACTAACAGTAAGCGAGTGGGCAGACCAAAAAAGGCGACTAGACTCACAGACAAGTAGTGAGCCTGGTAGATGGCATACTTCTCGCGCAGAGTATCAGCGAGGAATCATGGATGCCTGTGGTGACCCCGCTAACCGAGAAGTGGTTGTTATGGCTGGCGCTCAGTTAGGCAAGTCCGAAGCTATTCTAAATATCATTGGATATCACATTGATAACGACCCTAGCCCAATATTGGTTCTTCAGCCTTCACTGGACATGGCTCAGACCTTTTCGAAGGATCGAGTTGCTAACGGTCTGCTGAAATCTACCCCTTGTTTACGAAACAAAGTAAAAGATCCTCGCGCTAGGGACAGTGGCAACACCACTCTGCATAAACTATTCCCTGGTGGAAGCCTGACGCTTGTCGGAGCCAACAGTCCGTCAGGATTGGCATCGAGACCTATCAGACTTGTCCTCTGTGATGAGGTTGACCGTTACCCGGCTAGTGCTGGATCTGAAGGTGATCCTGTTCAACTTGCGCGTAAGCGAGCTGCTACGTTCTGGAACCGTAAGATCATTATGGTTTCTACGCCAACGAATAAAGATGCCAGTCGCATCGAGGAAGCGTTCGAGGGATCTGATCAACGTCACTTTCATGTCCCGTGCAAGCACTGTCACCACGAACAGACGCTAAAGTGGGCAAATGTACAGTGGATCGATAAGGACCCTGAGACTGCCTCGTATGAGTGCTCTGCTTGTGCTGTGCTGTGGACCGACTCTGACCGAAGATGGTCTATCCGTAACGGAACTTGGAAGGCTGAGAAGGAGTTTGCTGGAATTGCAGGTTTCTGTATTTCTGGTCTTTACTCACCTTGGACTCCATTGTCTGACGGCGTTCGTGACTTTTTGTCTATGCGTAAGAATCCTGAGCAGCTTAGGGTGTGGACTAACACTTACTTGGGCGAGAGCTGGGAAGATCAGGGCGAGACCATTGATGACTATTCGTTATCTGAGCGCAGAGAAGCCTACGGCGAGAATATACCTAATGAAGTAGTGTTCTTGACCTGCGGCGTTGACGTACAGGATGATCGCTTGGAGTTGTCGATTATTGGTTGGGGACGTGATGACGAATCATGGGTAATTGATCATCAGATACTTTACGGCGATCCCTCTACTCCACAGCTTTGGACGGCACTTGATAGTCGATTGTTTACCACTTACATGACTAATGATGGTCGTCAGTTGCCAATACGGGCAAGCTGCATAGACTCTGGCGGGCATTTTACAAATGCTGTATACTCCTACGCGAAGAAGAACTATGCTAGACGGGTTTTTGCTATTAAAGGTGTTGGTGGAGAAGGTAAAGCCATTGTTGGCAGGCCATCAAAGAATAACATCGGCAAATGTTTATTATTTCCTGTTGGTGTAGATACAGCTAAAGATTTGTTGTTCGCTAGGATGCGGATAAGGGATGAGGGCGCTGGTTACATTCACTTCCATGATGATTTACATGATGAGTATTTTAGGCAGTTAACTGCTGAGAAGATTATCACTAAATACACCAGGGGATTTAAGAAGCGCATATTCCAAAAGATTAGACCAAGGAATGAGGCTTTGGATTGCTTCGTATACGCGATAGCTGCGTATGCCATATTAAATATTGACGTTAATAGTATAGCTAATAAGCGTGATAGTGATATGAGAGTTACTGAAGACGTTAAGCCTAAACAACAACAGACTCCTTTTGTACCTAAGTTACAAAAAGGATTTGTTAACTCATGGCGCTAGAGGAAAGATAAATGGCGAATGCTTTTGACGCGACCAATGCCCCAGAAGGTGAGCCAGGATCAATTGTAGTTGGCGACTTTCTTCAGTGGAAGCGCTCTGATCTTGTTTCTGATTACCCTACTGATTTATACACTGCAAGTTATGTCGCTAAAGTAACTGGCGGATCTGGTGAAATAACTATTGAAATGACAGGTCATACTAGTCATTATTTAGCTACAGTTTCCAGCACCACTAGTTCTGCATTTATTAAAGGCGATTATCATTACCAGCTTGAAATAAAAAGAAACTCAGATAATGAAAGAGTAGTTGTTGATCGAGGATACCTATCAGTAATTCCTGATTTGGATGATGCTTCGGCTGATCCGCGTAGTCATGCTGAGATCATGCTATCTAAAATAGAAACAGTTTTATCTGGTAAAGCGGATGCTGACGTTTCTAGCTACTCGATTGCAGGTCGATCCTTGACCAAGATGACATTCCAAGAGTTGATTGATGCTCGCAACTTCTATAAGTCTGAAGTTGTGAAGGAGAATCAAAAGTTGGACATTGCCCAAGGTCGTAAGGGCGCAGCAACTATACAAGTGAGGTTTTAAGTGGGATTATTTGACCGATTTAAGGCCAAGCCTGAGCCAAAGAATAAAATCTTTAAGCGTTCGTATCAAGGTGCCAATACAGGTTACTTGTTTGCCGACTTTAAAGCCTCTGAGCGAAGTGCGGACAGTGAATTACGTCCAGCAATACGAATTCTTCGATCTAGGGCACGAGACCTTGCTCGAAACAACGAATACGTAAAACGATACCTGACATTGCTAAAAACTAACGTAATTGGCGATAAAGGGTTCGGCGTTCAGATAAAAGCACTTGATAGTGTCGGTAAGCTAGACCGTGACGGCAACCAGCGTGTTGAAATGGCGTTTAAGCAGTGGGGAAAGCTAGGCCGATGCACTGTTGACGGAAAATTATCTTGGCTTGATGCTCAGAAACTAGCTATTGAATGCCTTGGTCGTGATGGTGAAGTGTTCATTGTTAAGCATCGCGGAGCAGATTTTCACGATTCATTCGCACTAGAATTCATCGAACCTGACCAAGTAGACGAGCAAAAGAACGAAAGATTGGCCAATGGCAATGAAGTTCGCATGGGTATTGAGCTAAACAAGTTCAAAAAGCCTGTTGCTTACCACGTTTTGAGCTATCACCCTGGTGATTACGACTACACGACCTCCGGGAAGTCGCCAAAACACATTAGAATCCCTGCTGACCGAATGATTCATCTGTATGATCCGATGAGAGCTGGTCAGACGCGAGGAGAGCCTTGGATTTCACCAGCTTTAGCGTCAATTAAGCAATTGGGCGCTCTGAGAGAGGCTGCCATCGTAAATGCACGAATTGGTGCGTCTAAGATGGGTTTTTTCACCTCTCCGACTGGCGACGGCTTCGTGGCTGACGATTTAGATAACAATATGCCTATAATGGAAGCGTCTCCAGGCACTTTCCACCAGCTTCCTAATGGAGTTGACTTCAAAAGCTTTGATCCGCAGTACCCAAATAACGAGTTTGATGTATTTCATAAAGCCGTTTTAAAGGGTATTGCATCGTCTCTGGGTGTTAGTTACACCAGCCTGTCTAACGATTTAGAGGCTACTAGCTACAGCTCTATCCGTCAGGGTGCTCTTGAAGAGCGAGATCAGTACCGTAACCTGCAAGCATTTATGATTCAGCACTTTGTTCGCATCGTGTTTGACGAGTGGCTTGGCGCTGCGATGGAAATTAACAGCTTTGGCATACCTTTACGCCAGTATGAGCGGTTTTCTGATGCTGCTGAGTTCAGAGGCAAGGCTTGGAGCTGGGTTGACCCGCAGAAAGAGATGAATGCTGCTGTAATGGGGCTGAAGAACGGCGTGTTGAGCCTTCAGGACGTTGCATCGCAGTACGGCAAGGATGTTGAAGAGTTAGTCTCGCAGATTGCTAGGGATCGTGATATCGCCGAGCAGTTTGGTGTCAGATATGCGCTGGAGCCTTTCGGAGTTACGCTAAACTCTGTAAATCCTGATATAATCGAGGATGATGATGCCGAAGTATAAGGGTAAAGAGATAAATACCCGTCCTAGTGACGGAATGGTCTCAGAAGCCAACCGGGGTCTTGATTGGCGAAAAGAATATGGTCGTGGAGGCACTGAAGTTGGTGTGGCTCGCGCCAGGGACATTAAGAATCGCAAGGATCTTTCTTTCGATACCGTTAAGAGAATGTATTCATTCTTCTCTCGGCATGAGGTTGATAAGAAGGCCGAGGGATTTAGCCCAGGAGAGGAAGGTTATCCATCAGCAGGCAGGATTGCATGGGCTTTGTGGGGTGGAGATGCAGGATTCTCATGGTCGCGTAGAATCGCAAATCAAATTAACGATGATCGAAGTGAAGAGGTTATTACTATGGACAACGAAGAATTAGAAGGTGTAGTTGTCGAGGAAGAAGTTATTGAGCGTTCTGCCGAAGAGGTAGAGGCCGTGGTTGAAGAGGTAGTTGAAGAAGCTGCTGAAGAAGCCACTGAAGACGATACTCCGACCGAGCGTAAAGGCGTTGAAGTTAAGCACAGATCGATGGCACTCGATATGTCTCCTATTGATGAGGAGAAGAGAACTGTTCAAATAGCTATTTCAAGTGAAGAGCCTGTTGAGCGTTCATTCGGTAAAGAGATATTGGACCATACTGCCGAGGCGATTGATTTGTCGTTCTTAGCGTCTGGTCGCGCACCGCTGCTGTTGGATCACGATCCAGAGAAGCAGGTTGGTGTTATAGAATCAGTAGAACTTGATGGGCAATCGCGTAGACTGCGCGCAAAGGTTCGCTTTGGAAAAGGCGAGCTAGCCCGTGAGGCATTCTCTGATGTTGTTGATGGTATTAAAGCCAACATTTCGGTTGGTTATGCTATCAGCAAGATGGAAAAGGATTCACGCAATAAAGACACATATCGTGCCAAGTCGTGGAAGCCTGTAGAAGCAAGTTTGGTGTCTATTCCTGCCGATATGACAGTTGGCGTTGGGCGGTCGAGCGAACCTTCACATAAACCCGTAATTAAAACTTCATTTAAAGAGAGAAATACTATGTCAGAAGTTGATATCGAAGCGGTAAAAGCTGAAGCACAGCAATCCGCACAACGTAACGCAGCTCAGATCGTTGAGCTTGGATCTCGTCACAATCAAGGTGAAATGGCTCGCAAAGCAATTAGCGAAGGCCGTAGCATCGAAGAGTTTCGTGGTGAGTTGTTAGAAACTATTGGTTCACAGCGTGGCTTGGAAGATCAGTC